CCAACAATGCACTCGTTTCCAATGCGAAACCGTATAGTCGTAGGCTTAGCCGAAAGTGTGTGCTCAATTGAGGCAAGCCCACAAAGTGGTACTGCTCTCGCACTCACAATGGCTCTATCACAAAACAAGCCAATTTTTGCAAAACCAAACCCAATGGAAAAAAACGATTTTAATAATCGTCTTATAGACGAAGGTGCTAATTGTCTTACATTAGACACAACGATATAGGAGGACAACATTCATGTTGAATTACACAAGCAACGATATAATCGAACTCGGCGGTGATATTCAAGTCGCCATTACATACAAGAACCTGCTCGCTAAAATTGCGACATATATCTACACAACCACTGCAAGCGAAACATCCACCTGTGCTTGGTGCACATACTTTGACGAAATCGAAGAGCATTTCTGCCTAGAAGAAGGCTGGATTGACGAAGAAATTGCTGAAGATATCAAAGACGCGTTATATGAACACTTTGGCGATTTTATAGCCGAGATTGAAGTCATTTTTAATCGCGGTGATAATGGCGAAGAAGTTGACAGATATTTCGATGTCTGCCTATTCACAAACTTCTGTGCCAACATACTCGAAGACGACTGCTCGATTGAGTACACATTATAAGGAGCATACGAACATGGAAAAGTACAACATGCGAGAAGACCTCAACAAGAGGCAACAAAAACTTTTTGATAAACTTGACGACACTATCGAATATACATGTGTCGCAGACAGACAAGGCGGAGACTTTGCTGTCGAGCGTACTCTCACTATCAAGGGTTGGGTTAACCAAGCTCTTGAGTGGGAATATATGGACGACTGTCTAGGAGAAGATAGTTTATTCATAAACTCTCTTTTGCAAGGTGGTGTTAAGGCTATCGAGCAAATTGACGACTTTTGGGACATTACAATTGTCCGCGTAATTAGGCTCCCATATAACGAAATAAGTGAGGCGATTAAGCACTGGTGTAATACATGCGATTCAGAGTGGGGCGGGCACGACCTAGCCATTGGTCTCATTGAAGACCTCGAAGAAAACCAAGGTGGCAATTGTTTAGATAAAGACTATGAGCCACAAGCAATTATTGTTTTGACTGAATGTCAAAAGCGTTACATCCAAGCCCAATGTTTCCGTCATAGACCATACCCAAGTGCGAAATGGTGCTCTTCCAGGGTGTTAATGCCTGGAGTATAATGAAAGCGAGGTGCATTATGTCAAAAGCAACGAATAAAGCAATTAACCGCTATCACAAGAAAGCGTTCACAACCATATCTGTCCGCTTTCACAACGCAAACGATCGCGATGTTCTCGATGTGTTAAATAGCGTGGAGAACAAGACTGACTACATAAGACAGTTAATCCTTGCAGATATGAAGAAATAGCCACCACGAAGTGGCTTTTTCTTTCAAATTTATCTCATATTTCTCTCAAATGGGGTTTGAAATAATAAAAAACACTGATATAATCAGTGTTAGTTATAGTATGGAGCAAGTGACGGGGTCTTTGATACCTATTTCACTGCTTTTTTTATGGTTTCATAACGGCATTTATATCATTTATATATGATATGTGACGACATCACACTTCACATCATTTTATGCCATTTCAGTTTTTCGTGGATTTTTTTCATTCACACGTAATGAACGCCTACGCCCACTTAATACACCTATCATGTCACTCTCTCGTGAGTTAAGCACGTGTGAGTATGTATCAAGTGTCATTTGTGTGCTTGAGTGCCCAAGCCTGTTTGATATGACTTTCACATCTTCCATAGTTTCGACAGTCTCAACGAGCCATGAGGCATTAGAATGTCTTAAAGCATGAGGCGTTATCTTATGTACCCCAGCAATAGCGGAATACCTATATAACGCGTCTCGTATAGCGTGTCTGCTAATAGGGTTCTTGCCACCGAAAATGAAATCGGTCTCGCTCGCGTGCATTATATTTTTTAATTCATACAATAGATTACTTGTTTCGTCTGTAAGGCGATTATGTCGAATGGAAGAACTGGTCTTTGGTGTATCAATAATCCAATGTCCTTTACCAGTGCCTTCAATAACTTGCTGACAAATGAAGATGACCTTCTTATCGTAATCGAAATGTTCCCAGGTTAATCCTTGTAGCTCACCAATGCGGCAGCCAAGCTCACCGAACAATACGAATAGTGGGTACCAAATCTTGTCTGTAGGAATCACATCAAGGAATTGCTCATATTCCTCACGTGTCCATATGTCTTTCTCGTGCCTTTGCACAATGTTTACGCGTAAGTGCTTAAGCACGACATCACATATCTGATATGTAGGTGCATCAACATATAAGTGCTTATAAGCATAGGAGAGCACATCCTTAAAGCGTGTAATAACTTTATTCTTCCGTTTAACGGAAATGCTTTCATCTGATATAAAGGTGTTATACCAATTGCTGATGACTTCTTTCTTAAAAACATTTTCGATCAACTGTCTTCCGAACCGTGGGAGTAGATACTTTGAGTAAACTGATTCATCAACCCTGGCTGTTTGGAGTTTGACAGTAGTGGCTCTATCTTTCCTGACCTCATCAATTAAGTCCCTGAAGAACACAACCTTGCAATGCTTTGTGTGTGCCTTTACCCACTCTTGCAAAGCACGCTCGTAGTCCGCATTCGCATCGCTCTTGCTTATGTACCCACGTATGGTCACAGTCTTGAACTCATCATTGACTTTGACTTTGGTTTGAATGTACCAAGTGCCACGCTTGTTGTCCTTATAGATACCTTTTCTCATATTGTTATCTCCTTTCATCTTTGATAGAATATAAAAAGGTGTTGTAATAGTTAATCGTTCCAAGATACTAAAACATGCCGCTGAGGAGACAGCATTGCAGGTGCCATCTCCTCTTTTTTGTTAAGAAGTTTAGTCGAGAAACTCCTCGATAAACCTCTTAACTTTTGAAAGGTTTTCAGTTGATAGATGAGCTAATTTGTCGTTTATGTCTTTACGGAGTTGTCTGTGCTCGTCATCTTCTCTTTTAGGCACGTCATAACCCATAAGCCATAGAACATCTACATTTAACACTTGAGCGAGCGAGTATAGGTATACATTACCTGCTTTAGACACGCCTGCTAGGTATTTATTAAGAGATGTACGCGGAACCTTTGATAATCTACTTATTTCTGATTGAGATAACCTGGATTCGCTAACTGCCTCTTTCAACCTTTCATTAAACGATGCAATTATTTCCATGAACTGCTCCTTTCGTGAATATAGTAAACAACATTTTGATTTTTTTCAACAAAATTGTTATATTTTTTTCAATTTGCTATTGACTACTTGCTTCCAATCCACTAATATGAATGTGTGAAAACTTTCACAGGAAAGGAGATAGGTATGGCGAAAGAAAAAACAATCGCTTTCAATTATGGCTTTTTGAAAGACAAAATCACTCAAGTGTGTAAAACACAAGCGAATTTTGCTGCTAGATTAGGCATTTCTAAACAAAGTTTATCAAATAAGCTCAATAATAAGACGATGTTTTCTCACGAGGAAATCTACAAGACTTCTGTCATTTTAAGTTTAAGTGATATGGAAGTTAGTAGATGTTTTTTTATTCCTCGTTGATTGAAAAACTTCACACCTTATGTGCACTATGACGGTAGAAAAAAGAAAAGAACTTTTACTAAAACCTAATTGGACATATCACGACATTGCCGATTATGTCGACTGTGGAACTACAAAGGCGATCGCTATTAAAAATCAAGCAGCGAGAGAATACGGTGGATCCATTCGTTATATGTCTCAATGTGTAACTGTTGACTCAGTGATGCAATGTCTTGGAACGACCAGAGAGAAAGAATTGGAAGCAATTCGACAACTCGAAAGAAAAGAAAGCGAGGGCTAAATGGCTACTAAAAAACTCTACACTAAAGAAACTTATTCAAAGAAAGACAAAGGTGAATGGTTAAATCACCGCGGTCTTGGTGGTACGAGTGCTAGTGCTATCACAGGCAATAGCCCATATAAGAACATACTCGAGCTCTATGCAGACATTATGTGCCCAAGCAAGAGCGAGGTTGAATCCACCAATGAATCAATGACTTACGGCATCTTGTGCGAACCAATTATTAGAAAATTGTTTGCCATTGACTTTAAGAAATACAAAGTCCACACACCTAAAGGCATTGAAATGTATAGGCGAATTGATAAACCTTACATGACCGCGACACTCGATAGCACCTTAATCGAAGTCGAAACAGGTAGAAAAGGTGTCCACGAAATCAAGACTCACGACATTAGAAACAAAGAAGATGAGTTGGAGTGGAAAGACCACATACCTCAAAAATACTACGAACAAGTTATCTGGTACTTGGTAGTGTTACCAGATTATGACTTTGTCGAAGTAACTGCAAAACTTAACTTCTATGATTACTACGATCCAGATGGAAAGAAGCTCTTAAGAAGTGAAACACGCTACTACCACATTGAACGTGCCGATGTAAGCAAGCACGTGAGTAACCTCGAAAAGTTGGTTACACGATTCTGGGAACACAATGTCGAAAAGGGCATTATTCCTGAAATGAAAATCTCGTTCTAAAAGGAGAACACAATGGAAGAATACAAAGCACCTGAATTCTCAATTACCCCAATTCTTAATCCTGAAACTGGTGAGTATTGCTTAACAAGTTTTGAAGAAGTGAAAGCCGCCTGTGAGGGATTCATAGAAGAAAACATGATTGAAAAAATCGTGACTGAAGATGACCTCAAAATCTTAAAGAAATGTAGGACAACCATCCGCAAAAAGAAAGAGACCATCTCCAAAGCTAGAAATGCTTTAGTTAAAGTCTTCTCCTGGCAATTCAAAGAACTCGAAGG